CGCATACGGCTGCGGCGACCGCGCCGGGGATGCCCTCAGCTTCGTGGTGGGAGACCATTGCCATTCGCTCGCTGCCCAGAGCCTTTGCCGCTTCAACAAGCTCGGCGCGGGTATCCAGATCGGTCTCCACTATGCCAATGCGGTATTTGCCCTGCTCGTCGCCTGCCAGAATGGTATCCTTCATGGCCGCGTGAACATCCCCATCGTGGCTGTCGCATACCATAAAGCGCACATCTGCGCAGTTCATCAGCGCCTTGAATGCCGCCTCGTATTCTCCGTCCTTGACCTCTGCGGCGTAGATCTTGGGTGCGCCGTTTTCCAGCAGTATCTTTGCCAGCTCAACTATATTGCCGCCGCCAAAGGCCTCCTGGGCCTCCATAATGCTGCCCAGAGTGATAATATCGCCGTCGCCGGAGCCCAGTCCCGCTGCCGCCAGACCTACGGCTGCGCCTGCGCTGCCGCCGTAAAGGCTGCCGGATATCTCGTAGGAAGTATAAACTCCGGGTCTTTCTGTCTTGCTCATTTTCTAAGTTCTCCTTTCAGGATAAAGTCTGTGAACTGTCCTGCCTCTTCCTCGGCCTCGAAGCAAAGCTCCGCCGTGGCCTCGGCTTTGCATGGGCAGAGAAACAGTCCCGTGTCCCTGTCGTATGCCGCCCCGTCGCAGGCCACGGAGCTTATGCTCAGTCCGCCGTACTGCGCCAGCGCCTGCATAATGCCGTCCATGGCCTTCTCGCATTGTGCCGCGGCGTTTTCCTGCTCCGGTCCGGCATAGATGTCCAGACGCAGCCCAATGTGGCATTTCATGCCGTAAACCTCCAGCAGACTGCCGTCGTCCTTTGTTTTCAGGCCCAGAAAGCGGGAAAATCCCGCCTCGCTCTGGCGCGCTGACGCAATGGCCAGCCTGATGTAAACCCCGCTGTCCTGCGCGGGCTGCCCGGGCCATGCTCTGCCCGCGTCAAATCCCGCCTGCGCCAGCGCCTCCACCAGGCTATCCGTGATTTTATCCAGCATTTTGTCCACCTGCCTTCAGCTTCATAATGCCTTCCCAGTGGCTGCCGCCCCCCAGCATCTCGCAGCGCAAAAGCTCATACTGTCTCCCATCGGCCTCCACGGTGATGCCCTCCCCGCCGCCGACTATGGCGGAAGGCTCCGCAATGAGCAGATAGCGCCTGTCGTCAATGCTGCCGGGGAAAGCAGGGCGGGAGCGGTATTCGGGACTGGTCACGCTGACGGGCTGGATAAAGCCTCTTGCAGCGCGAACAGTCCCCTTTTCATTTATGTTTATGGTCTGTGTCCAGCCGTGGAGCAGTCTGAAAAAATCTCTCATCCTTCCACGCTCCTGAACTCAAAGCCCCTGTCCGCCAGATAGGCGGAGATCATGGCCTCCGCCTGTTTTCTCAGACTGTCGGCGCGGCTCTCCCCGCCGGAGCGGGAAACTGAAAGGTTTCCCGCCCGGAAGGAAAAGCTCTCGCCGTCCTCGCCTATGGCGCAGTACATACTCAGCGCCAGCACCGCCGCTGCGGTGACGAAGGTGTCCTGTATGTCCTCGGGGGCTACATCCTCCTTCAGCCGTGCCAGAAGCTCGCTGCAGGCTGCGGCGCAGAGCTTTTCCAGTATCTCCTGCTGAGCCTGACCGCCCAAAGAGGCCTGGGCAAAGGCGTAAACCTGCGTTTCAAACATATCTCTGCCCTCCTGCCCTTGCGCCTTAGATGTAAAGCACCTTGGAAGCGCCGGTGTAAAGCTTGGCAAAGCCGCTGATGCTGGTGATGGCGGCGCGCTCCAGCTGGCGGTCGATGAGTCGGTCATACTCAACACATACATCGCCGGCGGTGACCATCTCAAGGGCATAGTTTTTATCAAGGCCGATAATGGTACCGGGAGCCAGCGCGGAGGTCTTGATGAGCTTTGCACCCAGAGGATTACCGGGCTCGCCGCTGCCCTGGAAGTTCAGGCCGCTGAGGGGATTCTGAAACTCGCTGCACTTCATGAGCTGCACCAGAACATCGGGAGAAACCAGCATGGTGTTCATGGTATAGGGGTCAAAGCAGTTCCAGAAGGCCACCAGCTCGCCGTAGCTGATCTCGCCCTCCATGCCGCCGATGGGAGACTCGCCGGTGTTGAAGCCCTCGGCGGGATTGTCGTTGCCGTCGCCTTCCACCAGAATGTTGATGGCGTCGGCCAGATGCTGACGCATGATGTGATTGCCTATCTGGCGCAGCATGACGGAGAAAAGGTCCAGACGCTGGAAGCGAATGGCCTCGTAGGATGCCACCAGCATACGGCCGCGCTTGTGCAGCTTGACCAGATGGTCGGAGCATCTGATGATGGCCTCGGGGATGGCAGCGCCCTCCTCAACATCCATCAGCGCCTTGTCCTCTTCTCTGGCGTCGGAATAGATGCTGCGGTAGTCCATGCTGTCGATGTTGGTGGTGCTTGCCACGATGGAGGGAAGCACATTGCCCTCCTCCATGCCGGTCTTTACGGCGCGGGAGACATACTCGGGGAAAAGCACAGCGGAATCGCTGGTGGAGAAGAATTTTTCAACCTTATCGCTGCCTGCGCCCTTCACACGGATGTCGAAGCGGGAGAGCTGACGCTGATATGCGTCCATACCCTCGTAGGGAGTGCCCTTGTAGTTTTCGCTGGGGTCGAGGCTCTCCAGAACCTGAGTGAAATTCTTGCCCGTCTGGGAATACATGCCCTTTTCCAGCTTGATCTCGTTGAATTTGTAAGTCATTTTCGTATCCTCCTGTATTAACATAAATTGTATTATGGTCAAATGATATACTCGCTGCCGTCGAAGCGTACAGCCTCGTTCGCGCCCTCCAGCTGGGTCTGCAGGGGCAGCACCCTGGCACATTTTTCCGCCAGCGCTGTTTTCATTTCCTTCAGCGCCTCAGCCTCCAGCTTCTCCAGCGCGGGAGCCATGGTCTTGTAAACTCCCCGGTCGCAGATAAGTCCCAGCCTCAGCACCTCGGCTCTCAGCTCGTCCATATACTGTCTGCCCAGAGCCGCCATTTTCTTCAGCTCCTGCAGCTGCTTTTCCTCTGCCTCAAAGCCGCCCAGTGCCTTGGTAACGCCCGCGTTTTTCTGTGCGGGCACCGCCACGAAGCTCCATTCGTAGGCATCCACGGCGCCGCGCAGCAGCACATGGCAGACCTTGCCGCCGTATTCCTGACCCTTGCCGTGGCCGCAGCAGCCGTAGGGCTCTCCGCATACGCTGCATACGCTCTCCGCCACGGCGCAGCCCACGCTGACTTCCCGCTTTATACCGCCGTCGATGTCGGCGATAAGCACAGCATTTTCCTCATTTCGCAGTATGTAGGCCCATGCTTTCACGCAGGCATAGTCCCTGCCGTCGGCGGTTTTTCTGCCCTGCTGGGTCTGATACTCGCAGCGGTAAATTCTCGCCACCTGATTGCCGGACTTCCACTCGTGGTCGGAAATGCCGGTCTTGCCCACAAAAAGCTCCGCCAGAGCCTGCAAAGTGCGCTCCTCAAATCGCTCAAAGTCTCTGTCGATATCGTTGTCGCAGAGCACAAGGGAAAAGGTGTAAACATCCTCCGCCGCCAGCTTGCTGCGGGAGTAAGTGTTTATCATCTCCAGCTCCTGAGCATCGGGCACGCCGGAGGATATACCCTCACCTGCCTTGATAACTTTCATTCGGTCTTACCTCCTTGGTTTTTTTCGCCTATCTGCGCAGCCTGTGCGGTGTAAAGCTGTGCCTTTGCCTCCTCCACGCGGTCCTGCAGATCTATCTCGTCCCATACCACCTCGATGTCCTGAGCGTAGCCGTGCATACTCATCCAAAGGTAGCAAATACGCTCTATCACAGGCGTCAGGCTGCGTCTTATGGCCCAAAGCTCGCTGGTCATAAGGTCGGCCTGCTGGGTGCTCATGCGCTCGGTGCTGCTCCATGTCAGACCCAGCATAAAGGGCGGTATGCCGGTCTTGGCGATGAGCTGCTCCAGGATCTGGCGCACAGGCACCTCGCTGTCCAGCATCTGGTTGTCCGCGCCGATGGCGCGTATCTCCACGTCGCCCAGAGCCACGAAGTCGCGGACGGAGCCGTGCTTGCCGCTCTGCATGGCCTCGCTCCACTGCTGGGCTATCTGTTCGGTGCGCTCACGGGCATAGGCTCTGTCCAGCACATCCCCCTGGGGCTTGTATATCACCGCGTAGCGCACATTGCCGCTGCGCTCAAAATTGCTGCCGATGCTGGCGTAGATTTTCATCAGCACATCCGCCAGAAAGGGCATGCTGCGCAGCATGCTCACGCCGTAGGGAGAGTCGGTCTCCGGGTTGTATGGCGTGAATAAAAGCAGCTCCTGATAGGGCAGGGGCTTGGGCTGCTGCCCAAAACCGCCCATTGAGCAAAGCTCGAATTTCAGGGGAGTATCCCCCTCCCGCACCTGCACCTGGGCAACGTTGCCGCAAAGCACCGCCGCAATGTCCTTATCCCCGCGGGTCACTATCTCGCCCACAGCCCTGCCGCAGGTGAGCATGCTGTCCAGATAGCTGTCCATGAAGCTCTGCAGTCCCCTCTGTCCCCGCCCGGTGTCCACGCTGCGCAGAAACTGTGCCAGCTGTTTCTCGGCCATTGCCGAGCCGGGACATTCCACATGAAAGCCGCCGGTAAGTCGTATCAGCTTGGTTATGGCCGCGTCCACGATGGGCACAGCCTCCCTGATCTCGCGGTATAGTCTCACCTCGCTGCCCCCCAGAGGCACATAACCCGCCAGAAGTGAGAAGGGATGCTGGGAAGAGTCCCTCAGCTGCACCCTCACCGGCGCTTCCTTTTTCTTAGAAAATAATCTCATTTCCATCCTCCAAATTTACAATCATATGGCGCGACGCCCCGTATCTCTTTCCGTAGGGTGGGGGCTTGCCCCCACCGCAGCCGCAAAAGTCTCCCTAACACGCGCCCCTACGTAGGGCGCGATGACCTCATCGCGCCTCAAGCGCCTCCCCACCCCGTAAGGTAGGGGCTTGCCCCCATCGCAGAAGCTTCCATCATCCCGCCGTTTAAAGCCCCCCTTGTCAAAGGGGGGATGTCGGCTTTGCCGACAGGGGGGATTCAC